TATCCTGTGCTCCAGCAGATGGGTTAGATCCTGCAGAGTATAAACCTACTTCTGTTATTTCATATCTTTCTTCTGTTGGTAGTTCTGCGGTAAGTACAATTTTATCAATACCGTTTTCATTTACAAAGCCTCTAGAAGATATAGGAACTCTAAACATCTCAAAGTCAAGGCTTTCTTTTGTCGCAAAGTTATCTGCAACATCTTCTGTTTGAAGTGGGATAGGTCCACAACCAACGGCTAAATATGAGGCATAGGCTGGTGCCTGACCAAGCATATATTTTCCAATAATGCTCTTACCTTTATTAGTTATCATGACGTAGTTGCTCCAAAGTCTGCTTCATATATTGTACCATTTAACGACACTTCAACTTCAAAGAGTTCATCTTTGTTTAAATTAACTCCCTCAATAATTAGATCTCCAGTTACATCGTCAAAATAAACATTTGAGCCGTTAGGTCCATTGCCTTCAACAGGGACTTTCTCTTCAAACTTTATAGGAAAGTTGGCAAAGTACTTTTCAGAAGTAGCCTGTAATCCAAGAATATTATTTGGGTTATATTTTTGTTGAATTAGTCCCAGGTTTTTGATTGGGGTGTAAGATATTTGCTGTCCGTTAATAATGTCGTTTCTAGCAATATTTATTAATTCGTGACCACCAATATCCTCAAAAATTAAATCAGCCATTATCTCAATAGACATAGAATCATCATTAAATAATACTGTATCTATTGGTGCTGTCTTTACTGGATTCGGAGGTGGACTACTTGAAACAGATGTTGATGATGGTGTTTGTGGAGTTGCTGATACCATTTTTATACCTCACTTAAATAAATTGTCATGCTTGGTCCAGAAACAGACCTAGCGTATTCTATATTATAAATAACAAACCTTGAAATATCAGAGGTAATTAAATCAAGTCCTGATGAATCTTTGTAGTCTACTGTGACTATGTCTCCAAGTTGCAAGGTTGGTATGCTAAATAAATTAATACCGATAGATTTTTTTGGAACCATAACTTTATTTATGATCCAACCCAACATGGCTTCTGCATCATCTTGTGTTTGTATGTATGTACTATCAATACTAAATTCATTTTTTCCATATGTTAGTCTACTTAATTTAATTTCATCATACCTTGATTTTTCAACTAGTGGTGAATAGGTAAGTGTGCTACCTACTAACTCTGGGTCAGACAAATTACCACGCTTTTTAAAGAACTCGTCTACCGTTAGTTCATGAGTTGTATCTTGAGTAAAAGTAATCCCTTGAATTCTTAAAAAATTGCCAGTTGTTTCATCTAGGTTTAAGGCTTTGTCTGTTGAGTTAAAAACTAAAAACTCAGCACCATAAGAGTTTGCGTAAAACCCAGAGGTTGTGTATCCCTTTGTTTTGCTAAACGTTGGCGATAGTTGTGCATAAAGTGCTGGGTAAGCACGATCATACTTAACATCAAAATATGCACATTCACGCATAATGGAACCAAACTCTTCAAAATACATATTATAGTTTGGTGGCTGTTGTGAACTTATTCCAGATAGATATGTTGATTGGACAACACCACTCATAGCATATTTTCTAAAAGACTCATTGACATCAACTTGTGAATCACCAAACTGTTTTGACAATGTGTCTCCCACAACAAAAGATGTGTTTTGGCTATAGTTTTGTGACAGAGCGTAAATGTTTTCAAACATACACTTAGACGATCCACGAACAAATAAAGCCATGTTGTTGTAGGCTGGCAGTGGATCATTATCATCTACTACTTTAATAAGTTGGTTATTTATGTATAAATAAAACCTTCTTGTTTTTCCAATGTCTTGATACTCTACTGATAAATCATACACTGTTGAATTCTCTTCAGCAGCCATTCTTTGTTGTCCAGAAAACTTACCATCATCTACAAGTATTTTTGCTAAACCACCCCAGAGTTTAACTGGAATTGCATTAGTATTGCTAGAGTCTTTTTTAATTTTATAAAACACAACATTATTAATTGATACCTCTGCTTGATTTTCTTTATTTAATTTTAAATAAGGAGTAATATTATCTTCACTTAGGGCAATTATTTCAAAATAATATCCGTTGTTTGTTTCTGGATTTAATAAAACCGCAAGACCTCCAGAGCCTCCGCCAATGTTAACGTTCTGATCTGGCTGGCTTCCGCTAACTTGATAATAAGGAATGCTACCAAGTGCTGTTTGCGTTGAGGCAATATTATTTTGAATTTTACCTACGATACGCATTCTTGTTCCAAAATGTCTATATGCATTATCTAAGTTTTTATAAACATATGAAACAAAGTTTAGTGGTGTTTCCGTAGTTTTAAATGCTGGTCCGTTAAATACCAAAGCAGATGACTGAATTGTTCCAGTTTGTGTTGATGGCAAACTATTAATATCCGTATCTGTTAAATTACTTGTTGCCATAAAGTTTTTGATTATGCTATTTCTTGTTGACTGTCCTGCAATTGTATTGCTGACTCCTGCTGCACCAGTAGTTGTTGCTGGTAAAGTTACATTTTCATCTAGCGTAGTTGTAAATAGATATTGAGTTTTCATGTCAACACCACGGACATTACTATTATTGGTCCAATAAGTATTTACTCCAGCGTAGTGATCAGTTATTTTTGTTCCAAATTGACCACGACCATGGTCTACAACCGCTCCATTTTGAAGTCTGCTTATTCCATTGACTGTTTCGTAGTATGGGGTTGAGTATATTCTTACTAATCCTGTTGGATATATTTTTCCATTAAATGGAACAGATGCAAAGTATTTTTGATATTCCTGATTGCTACTAATCCAAACATTTCCAACACCTGTTATGCTAAATTCTGCGGCATCGTATTTAATAATCTCCCCGTTAGAATACAGGTATCCGTTATATCGTGTTAGCCAATATACGTTTTCTCCAAGATCAATTATGTTGTTTACTACAGCGTGCCCTGAAACCGTAGGAGCAACCGCAAGAATATCTGAATTTAATGGCATCGCTCCAAGAACATAACTACCCTGCTTAGATGCTAACTCGTTTATGGTTTTTGTTGAATCCGTTCCAGCAACTTCCCACAAAAGTGATGGCTTATAAATCCATGTCTTTTCTTTATCAATCATACTTGACTGCTTTATTGAACCATAAGATCTTTGAATATATCTTGTTGTATAATTAATTTTTCCATCATTATAAACTTTTTTATCTTGTGATGCAATAGATAGTATATTTGGAAGTTTACCAGATGTAGCATTTTCTATTACGCCAGAGTCTGTTTGATTGTTTGATCCAGAAATAACAAAGTCTGTTTCTCTTTGTTCTAATGTAGGCATTAAGTAGTCTTTGCTCATTACAACAAAGTTATTATACTCATCAAAGAACATTGCGGTTTGTGTAGATATGGCTAATTGATTTAAAACTTCTGCAACGTTTTGGTCTGGAGCAATAAAGAAGTATGGAATAATTGGATCATTCTCTCCGTCAACTCTTTTAAAAGTATAGTTGCTAAATCCAATATAGTCAAGTAAAAGCGATACTGCATAACTTAAAGATGTCTGAGTAGTTAAAAGTCTTGGTGCAGGCATTGACTCTAGGAAAAAATAAAAATCTCTTAACTCTAAAGAAAGAGTTGCAGCAGTAACATCTGCCTGTGGGAATCCTTCTGAGTATAATGTTTTAATAGGAACTGAATATTCATCTCCCTCAACATTAAAAATTGACTCATAAAAAAGAAACTTAATATTTTTTCTAATATAATCAGAAACAATGCTGGCAGGGTTATTTTCATTAAAGGCTTGGTCATCATCAAATAAAGACAAAGATCCAGTTGAGGCAAGCAGTTGTCCTACTGGTAAAGATGTTGTGCCTATGTCTGATAAAATTTTCTTTATATTAAAATCAATAACCTTATTTGATATATCTACGACTAGTCTAGGTGACATTTCAATTAAATCAAAAGTAGAATCAAACTTGTTCATAGTTTCTACAACGATTCTAATGCCACGAATATAAGCAAACTCTCTGTATGTTGTTAAATTGTTTGAGTCGTTAGTAAATAATTCTGGGCTTGTTAGGTCTGTAACTAGTTTTGTTGAACGATTTAAAACTCCAGAACCAAGAATCCATCCGTATTGTGGAATAAATGTATCATATTCTGCATTTGCTTCATCCCAAATATAAAATAAACCACGTTCGTTTTCATTTTCAACTACAAGATATGCGTACCCATTAATTGAATCTTCTGGAAGCAGGGTGCTAGATGATAGTTTTTCTGCAAATGTAAAGTTTGTTTTATATTGATCTGGGATCTTGAGTCCATACTCTAACTCAACATATCCGTCTTCAGGTATAATTACTGTGTCATCATCTCTAAGAGAGTTTTCATCAAATGAGTAAGCATCGGTCCAATCATTATTATTTAAATATTGAATCTTCCATCTAACTGGAGTTGTTTTATTTGTTGTCCCGTATAAAGGATCACCCAAAGATCCAGACTGAGTTATCATGGTTCCCATGTTTACTGTGCCAACGTTTGTTTGCATTTTTACAACAAGCCTATTTGCTGGAACAGCATTTTTATAAACAACAAAAGGAACTGCATCGTCAATATAGTTAAGAGAATTTAATATATTTTTTGCAACTCCTCTTTCAATATTGTCTTCAGTTCTAAAAGATGACCAATACTTAAACTCATCATATTTTGAGGGCATATAATATCTTGGTCTAAGAGTCATTGATGTTCCAGAGTTTGCAAGATATCTATTATTAAAGTAGGAGGCTTTGTTAATTCCAGATCTAGGTCTAAAAGGTTTTACACAATCCTCTAAAGAATAAAGCATTTTAACCTTTTCTTTAGTTGATGTAAAAAGTTGTGGTACCTCTAAGTTTGTATATCCGCCATCAATAACTACGTCTGCATCTGTTGCACCAGTATAATAATTCCCAGCATCTAGGTTATCAAAAGTTAAAGGAAGTGTTTTATATGTAACATCTGAGTCTAAAGGTCTATATCTATAGTTACCAAGTTTATGAATATTATCTGGCATATTCATGTTCCACTCAGCCAAAACTAATGACTGAAGGCTTACGGTTGACGATGTTTCTAAATGTGTCTTTAATGTCTCACTAACAAACATTTAGACCTCTTCCAGTGTTACCGAAATATTCCAAAGATCATGGTTTGAGCCACCACGTTTTACAACAGAATAATTAAAGTCTGCAATATAAACCTGAACGATTTGATTGTATTGAGCAAGGTGTGTGTAATCTGCATCAGTCTTACCAAAGTTTGAATACTTGTCGTATGCCATAAACATCCAAAAAGGTCCTGTGTGATTTTCATACCAGTCAAGTAGTTCTACTCCACCTGCACCACCATCTGCTGTGTATTCACCTGTTGTCTTTTTGTCAGGAGATAAGCCAGTAGCCAAAAACCCTGCATCTTGAAAGTATGACCTTGATGGTAAATTATTCCAAGAAACAGACATTGTTAGTTTATCTGCTATGTGATATGAACGCATACGTCCATTAATGGTTCTTTGTCTTTGCTCTATTCTTGTGGGGGTAAAATTTAATTCCCCACGATTATGGTCTGAAAGAATAAGAAACTGATTAATTAGATCTGGATCTGTAGAGGCAGCAAAGTTACCTTGCACTTCATAGCCAGTGGGCAGGTATACCCCATTAGAGAGCGTACCAGGGTTCTCAGACCACAACAGAGCCTGGGGGCGTTTATACCTACGTCTACCTGTTAAATACGCTGCTGTAGCCATTTAGTCCCTTTGTGTCCTAATTCTTTGTGAGTCAACTTGTCTAATTTGTGTCATAACAACTCTTGCAATATCCTGTGGATTTGCATCAGACTTAACATTGACGTTTAGATTATAATTATACACCTTTTCGCCTTCGTATGATCCTCTATTGATAGCCTTCATTTTATCAACACCATATGAGTCAACTGCATACTTGCTCATTACAAATTCTCCAGGTGTAAGCATTGCTGGAATAATGTCTGTTCCTCTTGACATTCCCCCTACCGCAAAATATTTAGGAACCATTCCACCAGAAGACATAGCCATCATACTAGATCCGCCACCGCCACCGCCACGCATATTTGGATCAACTGTTGGCAATGTTGCATCATATGCTTTTTGTTTTGCTTTAAGATCTGCTAAAAGTGCATTAATAATAGTGCTATTTCCAGTAACAAGTCCTGCTTCATAATCTGCTTGTGCTTGATCAAGTTCTGAAACTACGGCTATAAATTCGTCTAGTGCTGCTTCATCTGCTGCAGTACTTTCTGGTGGAACATATTCAGTTTCTGAAGTAAATGATCCACTTGATGATAGATTATTAAACTTACCCATATTTGCAAATATTGCAGCAAGTTCTTTGGCTAATCTAATTGCTTCTGTAATTGCCCCTTGTAAATCAATTGTTTCTGCTTCTGCTGCTGCAATTCCTGCTTGAACTTCTATCCATTCAAGTTCTAGTTTATTTAGTTTATCTAATTCTGCCTGCTTTTCATTTTCTATTGCAATTAAACTATCTTGTTTTGTTCTAAGGTTTTGCTGTTCTGTTAAGAGTCTTCCATTTGTTATTGCATAAATCTTATCTTCTTCATTACGAATGTCAATTAAAATTTGTTTTCTTAGATTTTCAAGAGGAAGAATGTCATTCTTTTTAATCTTTGCAATTTTGGCTTCAAGGATTTCTCTACCTTCTTCAAGTTTGTAAATTTCTTGAGTTATTGCAAATTGGCGCTCCTCAATTTCTAATCTAGTTTTACCACTAGCAGATCTTAGGTTTGCAATTTCTTGTTCTCTTGCTACGTTTAATAGATCTCCAGTACCAGAGGCTGCCTTCTGTGCTGCTGTAGATCGCATATCTTGTGCTATTTGTGCTGCTGCAGAAATGTCTCCTTGTGACAAAGCATCAGCAAGAGATATTCTTTGTTTTTCTTGTGTAATTAAATCTTGATTTATTTCAGAGATTTTATTTAAGGCTTCTTCTTGTGCATCATATTTCTTATTAATTGCACCCGCAGCCTTGTCAATTAAAGTTAAATCATTTGATAGATCAGAAGCCTCTTCTTGAAACACTGCAATTGGTTCATCAAATTTAGTAGAAATCTCATCTTGAATTGCAGTAATAGCCTCTTCAAATTTTCTAAGTGGAATTGTAACTTTATTTTGAATGTCTGCTTCTTTTGCATTTATTCCTGTCTGAATGCCATCAATTTCTTTTTCAATAGCATTAACAGCATCTTGTGCTTCTTGAACTGCCTTTTCACCATTAAAGATTCTTCTTGCAAAAGATTCTCCTGGTCCATCTCCGTCAGGATCTAAACCTTCAATACCCTGTCTCGCTAATGAGAAGAACCTGTTTACTTTATCTTCTACTCCAGAGAACTGGTTTTGTAAATATGCTAATGGGTCTTGTGTTTTTGCTAAATCGTCTTGTGCTGCTTTTTGAGCCTTAAATATAGTAACAAGCCTACTGACTTCTTCTTCTGTTTTTGCAGAACTTAGCGCAAGAGCAAAATTTGCGTCTGCAAGCATTTCTGCAGATAACTTATTATCTTTTACTGTTAGATTAAGTCTAATAAATTCTGCTTTTTGTACAATTAGAGCATTGGTTGATTTTCTTAAATCACTTTCAAAGTCTCCAATTTCTCCCTCTTTAAATATATCTAAAAGCAACTCTCCATTTTTAGTTAATTCAACAATTCCATTTTTTAATTTTCCTGTGTCTAGGAATGTTGCCAATGAATCAATTCCACCTTTTTTACCCTTTGGGTCTAAACTAGCAATAAAGTCAATAAATTCTTGTGGTGCTTTTAGGTTTGAAATTTGTTGGTCTAAACCATCAAATATTGTTATCTCACCCTTGCCCTTTGCAATAAGTCTTCTAAGTTCTGCTATTGGATCTTTGGCTACTATGTCAGCACTTGCATCTCTTACTCTTCTTATTTTATCTAGAATATTATCAAGGAATGTATTTCTTGTTCCCTTTTCACCTGTATTATTTGAAGTATTATTTAATTTATTAAGTGCTTGTTGATAACCAATAATGTCTTCTACCTGATTCTGTATATCTTTAGCAGCGATCTCTTTACCTTTTTGTGTAAACTCACCCGTTGATGTTACTATTGTATTATAAGTAAGAGTTCTAACTTGATCACGAGCCTGCTCGTTTCCAATACCAGCCGATGCTGTCTCTGCTTGATTCTTTGCCCATTCTAGTCTTGCTTCTTTGCTTGTAAAAATTGTGCTAAACATAGAGATGTATGTTTGAATTGCAGTTTTTCTTAATTCTGGATCCAGCCCCTTATAATATTCCCAATTATCGCTTAGGGCTTTTATTCCACCCTTATCAAATCCTTCTTCTTTTAACTTTAATTCAATTTCTTTTTGGGTTACAGTTGGCATATTTTCAATTATAGTATTAAACTTAGTTATTTTAGCCAATAGAGTTGGGTCTGATTTTAGTGCCAACTCAATATTGATTTCTTCGTTATCCATTTGCATTAATAGTTCAAGCGTAGAATACTGTGCCTGGAATTCTGCATCTGAAAGACCAGGAGCAGATAGGTCAACGATAATCTTTTTAGCCAACTCTTGATCTTCAAAAGTTCCAACAATCGATTGTAGTTTATTTAAGTCATCTATTCCTTGAACATTTAGATATGCATTAAGTGTTGTGTTTAATGTTTCTTTATCACCCGCAAATAAATTAATAAATCCTGATGCTTGTCCAGGGCCAAACTGTCCAGAAGAAACTACTGCCTCTATCTTTGCTCTTACTACAGACTGTCCCATTTGTGCAGTTTTAGCAAGCAATAGTTCGGCATCTGATTCTTGCTTTGTACCCTTAAATCTAGATCGAACTGCTTCTGCACTTCCAGTAAAGAATGCTGTTTTTTCTGTTGCCGAAGACAGTTCAAGTTGTTTTTCAATGCCTTTTGTGACTTTGTCATTCATTGCTCTAAGTTTGCTTAATGATGCAGTTCTCTTTGACTCTAAAGTGTCAATTTCTTTTTGGATTAGTGCTTGTTTTTCTAAGTCTTTTGTTGCTGCTTTTTCTGCTTTTAATTTATCAATACTTTTTGATGTGCTAACATCTATGCCATCAATTTGTGCTTGAATTGCTTCATATGCTTGACTTGCCATTCCTGAAGCAAAGGCAGAGTTTTGTTTAATTGAATTTTTAATAGTAGCAACTCTTTTTTCAGCATCTCTAAATTCTTTTTCTATTGCCTTAGATTCTTCTGGAGTGATTATACCTGCTGCCTCGTCTGCTAATGCTAAAGAAAACTTAGCACTTAATGCATTTTTTTGCTGTTCTGCTTTAGCCAACTGCTCTTGAAGGTTTGGAACTAATGCATCAAACTGATTCACTACTTGTTCTGCAATCTTAATTCTAATTTCAAATGGCTCTTTAGTTAAATCTTTTCCATCTACTGTAAGAAGTTGCTGCAATTGTCCTTGAATCTTAAGTCCAAGCACCTTGTCCTTAAACTCAATTCCAACCTGGTCTGCAATGCTTGCAGCCTGTACTGCATCTATAACACCATCAGATACATAACTTCCTAACTTAAGAGAAAATTCTTTCATAGCAATATCTGGCATTATTTTAAACCTTGTTTCAAATGCTGCAATATCTGCTTTTCCTACTTCGCTTTGTAAGAATGCACTGCCAAACTTTATACCTTTGCGCTCAAAAGAAAAGTCTCCGCCACCAGATTCTCTTTTACGTGCTGCAAGTTGTGATGCACCAACCTTGCCAGAAATTTCTCCAACTTGTTGCATCTTTTTTGTTGTAGCGTATAGTTCATCTACAAGCCTTGCTTCTGCTTTAATAGCATCGCTTTGCTTTTTATTAAATAACCAAATACCAGCAACCACTGCCCCAATTGCAAGCGGTAGTCCAATAAGTGGATTCATAAGCATTGGGAGTAACAATAAGATACCTTGAAGACCAAAAACAAATGGCATAATCTTTGTTGCCATTTCTCCAATTTTGCCACCTGCAAATGAGGCACCAACGGTCAAAGCACTAAGTGCTCCAACACCAAGATTTGCTTTTGCTCCAAAAGACTTAAGGCTTTCTTTTGATAGCCTAGATGCCTTTGTGGTTTCATCAGTTGCCTTGGTCAGATTTTCGGTAGCCTTAATTGCTTCTGCATTTACTCTCGTGCCTGCCACAATCTGTGATTGTGTCGTAAACGGATCTGCTAAATTTGTTGGTACTGGTGCAGTTGCAAACCCTGGAACAAAATATCTACCAGCACGTCTTGCTGGTGTTTGTACTACCTTCTTGCCTTCTGGAAGGACGGTAAATTTCTTGTCTGCTAATTTTCCAGTTGAAGGCTTTGCTCCCTTTGGCTTTTTCTTACCCTTAATTTTTTCTATCTTTCCAGTTTTTTCATCTAGAAGAGATTCTTCATTTGTAACAAATGCTGGCTGCACTGCAGAATGCATCTTATGAATACCACGCCAGTCTGTGTACTTGCCTTTTACAAGCCTTCTATACATATCTCTATATGCCCTGGCTTCATCTGGATTTGTCATTGGTATTGATCTAAGAGTTTCTTTTACTATTGGAGTAATTCTTTCTATTTCAGCAATCATTGCTCTGTGGTATTGATCTGCAGTCATCCCCTTTGGAATATTTGCAGTTGACAAAGCAAAGTCTTTACTTAGTCCACGACCTCCTGGTGCTCCAAGTAGATTAATTTCTGCTTGACCAAGCATTGAGTTTATGTTAGCAGAATAATCTCTTCTTCCAGATGCTCTATCAAATACTCCTGCTGCACCTGGATCTGTCACAATATTACCAGA